GAGATGTGATCAAGGTCGAAGGCGAGATGGTCGTGCCCGTGGACGTGCGCAACATCGGCATGTGGCTCAAAGCTCTGCTGGGCAGCGCCACCACCACGGGCACAGGCACGCTCACCCACACCTTCATCTCTGGCAAGTCCAGTTTGCCAAGTCTCAGTCTTGAGACGGGTCTTCCCGATATCCCGGCCTGGTTCGTGGCGTCTGGCGTCATGGTCAACAGCCTGCAGGTGGGGTTTGCCCGCTCGGGTGCGGCCAATGCCACGGTCGGCCTGATCGCGCAGGGTGAGGTCAAGCAGGCAGCCACCATCGATGCCACCCCGACGACGCGCGACATCCTGCGGTTCAACCAGTTTCAGGGATCCATCAAGAAGGGTGGCACTGCGCTGGGTAACGTGGTCTCGGCGCAACTCACGTATTCCAACAACCTCGAGCGCATCGAGACCATCCGCTCCGACGGAAAGATCGACGGCGCTGACCCCACGGTGGCCAGCCTCACCGGCAGTTTAGAGGTCCGCTTTGCCGATACCCAGCTCATCGATGCGGCCACCAACAACACGCCGTTGGAGTTGACGTTTGCCTACACGATCGACGCCACCAAGCGCCTGACCTTCATCGCGCATGAGGTCTACCTGCCCAAGCCCAAAGTCTCCATCACTGGGCCAGGTGGCATTCAAGCCACTTTCGAGTGGCAAGCCGCCAAGAACGTGGCGGCCAACAAGATGCTCACCGTCGAACTGCTCAACGACGTGACTACGTATTGATACCCAGGACTTTCAAATGATCAAACTCAACATTCCACGTGAACCGCACTGGATCACACTGGCCGCTGGCGTGCGCCTGCAGGTCAGGCCTGCCACCACTGCCTTGGTGATGGCTGCGCGCCATGCCGCCGCCAAAGTAGCCGGGACTGACATCGCCGCTGCTGGCGAGCGTACTGCCACCCTCATCACCGAACTGGCCAAGCTGGCAGTTCTAGCCTGGGAAGGCGTGGCCGATGAAAACGGTCAACCAGCACCCGTCACACCTGATGGCGTGGCCGCTTTGATGGAGCACTGGCTGCTCGCCGATGCCTTCGAGCGCGAATACCTCGCTGGCCTCTACGCACTGGAATCGGAAAAAAACGCCTGAAGGCCCGCACCGCATGGCACTTTGGTGGCGGGCCGAACTATTGCAGTGCCTGCCTTCAAAGCTGTGCTGAGCCATGTCCCGAGTGCCCGTACACCATGAATGCCCCCCTTAGCCTGGAAGGCTGGCAAGCGGCCAGTGCCATGGAAGTTTGTGCCAGTCAGTTGCGCATGACCCAGGGTCGTGTCGCGGGTCTGGATCTGAACGCATGGATGCTGACCTGCGAGTGCGCTGGATTGGACAAAGCCACGGCGATTGACCTGTTTCCGGCTGTAGAGGCGGGCCTGATGAGCACCTTTGAGAAAAACGAATAACGCGACGACTGATCTCTTTGCCTTGATCCGAGTGTTTCCCCATGGCTGAACGCAACCTCTCCATTCGCCTGTCCGTGATCGACGGCGGTAAGGTCAAAGCCGAGCTGTCCGAGATTGGTGAGAAGGGGGAGCGCTCGCTCAAGAAAATTGAAGCGGCTGCCGCCCCAGCCTCCGGTGGCCTCAAGCTCCTGTCCAGCGCCGCCAACGACGCCAAGTTCCAGTTGGAAGCGGCGACCGAACGGCTGGGCATGCTGGGCGCGGTGCTGGGCAAGCTCGGTCCTGCCGGTCTGATCGCCGGTGCCAGCATCGCAGCACTCGGTGTGGGCATCACGGCGCTCGTCATGCCGGTGGCCCGGGTGGGTGATGAGTTTTTCAAGCTTTCGCAAAAGACAGGGGTCTCGGTCGAGGCGTTGACCGCGCTGGACTACGCGGCCAAGCTGTCGGATGTCAGCACCGAGGGCTTGACCAAGGCACTGCAAAAACTGTCGGTTGCCATGTTTGACTCCCAGGTCAACGGCGAAGAAGGCAGCGCGGCGTTGAAGGCGCTGGGTGTGTCGGCCACCGATGCGCGTGGACAGATCCGTCCGACCGAGCAGGTATTGCTGGATCTGGCGGACAAGTTTTCTGTCATGCCTGATGGAGCCGATAAGGCTGCTTTGGCGGTCAAGCTCTTCGGCAAAGAAGGCTTGGCCATCGTCCCGTTCCTGAACCAGGGGCGCGAGGGCATTACAGCGCTGATGGAAGAAGCGCAGCGCCTGGGCCTGGTCATGTCGGAAGACGTGGCGCGTGCATCCGAGGTCTTCAACGACAACCTGACGCGCCTGTCTGCCATCTTCGAGGGCGTGCAGCGCCAGATCGGCGCAGCAGTCATCCCGGTCTTGGCTGACTTCACCGAGCAGGTGATCCTGGCGCAGGGTGAAACCGGGAGTTTCAGCAATGAGCTGCAAAAGATCTCCGCTAACCGCGAAGCGATCTTGGCCTTTTTGGAGTCGGTGGCCTCGGGTCTGGCCTTCATCGCCGAGTCGGCTGTGCTGGCCAAGCGGGTGATTGCCCAGCCCTTTGACAGCCTATCGGTGGTGGGCAAGGACATCGAGACCTGGTTCAAGACCGATTTGCTGCGCACGATGAAGTCCATGGGTTACGACCCCAAGGTCATCGATGCCGAAATCGCCAAACTGCAGGGCGCGCGGGATGACTACGTGCGCGCTGCGAACGACCGGCTCTTGAACATCAACCAGAACCCGGGCTATGCGGACCGGGTGGCCAAATTCTTCGACGAGCAGCGCCGCACGGTGCGCGTCATGGGACAAAAGTTCGTGCTCGACACCGAGGCGCAGGCCAACGAGGTGCAGGCCATCTACGACAAGTTCTTGCCGACACTGCCGCGCAAGCCCCGGATGGAGTTGGATCTGTCCGGCTATCAAAAGCCCAAGCCTGCCGAAAAACTCAACGAAGGCGAAGCCTTCTTGAACCAGCTGCGCTCGCGCCTGACCCGCACGCAAGAGGGTGAAGCTGCCGAACTGCGTGCCCGGGCACTGCAGATCGAGGCCAAGGGTTACAAGGGGGTGGCAACTGAGGCCGAGCAGTACATCCAGGTGCTCGAAGCCATCGAGCGCCAGAAGGAAGCTAATAAAGCCTTCGACGCCTTTGAAAAAGAAGAAGCCGCCTCGCGCAAGATCACCGAAGGCTTGATTGGCGGCAACCGCCAGCGCATCGAAGCCCTGCAGTTGCAGCGCCAGATGCTGGACATGACCGATGCCGAAAAAGCCGCCCTCCAGGCCCGCTCTGATCTGGAAAAGGCGGCTGCCAATGCACGCAAGGAAGCCAACCAGATCGAAGACCCGGGCCTGCGGGCTCAGACCATTGAAGCCATCAACGATGCGTTAGCCAGGCAACTACCCATCGTTGAAGACCTGGTGCGGACCAACACGGACTATCAGCGAAGTTTTGAATACGGTGCCAAGTCGGCGCTCAGAACCTATATCGACGACGCGACCAACGCCGCCAAGCGTGCCCAGCAGGTCATGGCCAATGCGTTTCGAGGTATGGAGACGGCGCTGACCCAGTTCGTCATGACGGGCAAGCTGGACTTCAAATCGTTGGCTGATTCCATCATCTCGGACTTGGTGCGCATCCAGATCCAGCGATCTATCACGCTGCCGCTGGCGAATGCAATGTCCAGCATGGACTGGGGTTCGATGTGGGGCAGTCTGTTTCCGTCCGCGCAGGGCAATGTGTTCAATGCCCCGGCCCTTTCGGTCTACCGCAACACGGTGGTCGACCGTCCGACGGTGTTCCCGTTTGCCCAGGGCGCTGGCTTTACCAGCCTGCCACGCATCGGTCTCATGGGTGAAAAACCTGGCAGCCCGGGCGAGGCCATCATGCCGCTCACACGTATGCGCGATGGCGATCTGGGCGTCAAAGTCAACGGCGGTGGCAGCACCGTCATCGTCAATGTCATCGAGGCCGCCGGCAAAGGTGGCCAGCAAGAGCAGCGCACCGACAGCAACGGCAACCAGGTGATCGACGTCTGGGTGGAACAAATCACGGCCAAGGTCTGGGGCGATGTGGCGCGTGGTGCCGGTCCCGGCCCTGGCGTGCTGGCCAACACCTACGGCCTGAACCGCGTGGCAGGAGCCTATTGATATGGCAACTTGGCCTACAACTTTGCCCCGGCCGCAGGTCGCGGGATACGCGATCGCGCCGGTGGATGTCACCGTGCGCACCGACATGGAGGCCGGTTTGCCCCGCGTGCGTCGCCGCAGTGCGGCACGCAACGATCAGGTGAGTGTTGGCTGGCGTTTCACGGATGCCCAAATGGCCACGTTTCGGGCTTGGTTCGATGGCGACTGTGCCAATGGAGCCAGTTGGTTCACGGTGGACCTGAATACCGGAGACGCTGGATTGCGTTCTGTGCAGGCCCGATTTGTGGGGCCGTGGCAGTCGCAAATGCAGCCTGGCCCGCGTTGGCAGGTCAGTGCGAAGTTGGAGATTCGTTAATGGAGGTTCGCAGATGGAGATCTTGATTCATGCCAGATGACACCTTGAGCCTGGCGATCAAAGAGGCTTACGCCAGCGCGCCCTCTAACCTGGTGATCCACCACACACTGGAAATTTGGCATCCGAACTTCACGACGCCGATTCGGGTGGTGCGCGATCACGTGGATCTCACGGCCAAGCTGGAATCCAGCGCTCCGCGCAACGGCGGTCAGTACGTCACCTTTGTGGGCTACGCCTTCGATGTCGTGCCGCCCGAGGTCACGCAAACCGCCGTGCCGCAATGCGTGATCGAGATCGACAACGTCAGCCGCGACATCCTGGCCAACGTGGAAGCATCCATGAATGGACAGCCTGGAAGCAGTGAG